ACTTGACGAAAGAGAACTTATAGATATTGAAGTGTCTGGAAATCATTTGTTTTATGCGAATGATATTCTCACACATAATAGTAGTTCTGATGTTGAACTTACTGATACTAGTGAATCCTTTGGTCTTCCTGCGACTGCTGACCTTATGTTTGCCCTTATTAGCACTGAAGAGTTGGAACAAATGGGTCAGATTATGGTAAAACAATTAAAGAATCGTTATAATGATCCCACTATCTACAAGCGTTTTATTGTGGGTATTGACAGGGCAAAGATGAGACTGTATGATTGTGAACAGTCTGCTCAGAAAGATATACTTGACTCTGGGCAAGATGACGAGTATACTGATGAAGATAAGAAGCCTAAAAAATCATTTGAGGGATTTAAATTTTAATGTTTGAATTAAATCAAAATTTAAAAGTTAAAGAGGAGTTTGTATTTGATTCTAAAGTTTTTATAATTGACAACTTTTATAAAAATCCAGATATTATTGTAGATTTTTTTCTAAATCAAAAAGCAGATCTCTGGAAAATGGAAGATGAATATCAACCTTCGCATAATGGAATATATTTTGAAGATAGGAAGCATCAGATTAAATCCGAAGAAATACGTGAGGCATACTTTTTTTTACAGAGTTTGTGTCAACAAAAAATTCATTGTTTGAGTGATATTGATACAAATATGACCAAATTTAAAAGAGATTCATTCAATGATTATATTAATTGTTATTGGTCTCCTCACCGTGATGATGGGTATACTGCAGTTGTCTATTTAAATGTAAATGACAATAAGTCAGGAACAAATCTTTATGAAAGTTTAGATCCAGAGCATGAACCAGTTGATGAATATTCTGAACATTATTATCCATGGAGACCAAAAAGTAAATATAAACTTTTGAAATCTTTAGAACCAAAATATAATAGAATGGTTATGTTTGATGGTAAGAGATTTTTACATGGTGCTAATATTTGTAATGAAGACTATTTTGATCAAATATATCGATTAAACCAAGTTTATTTTTTTGAAGAATAGTCTTGACAAGACTCAAAACTAGTTGTAAAATAAAATTCTATGATATTAACTTTTAATGGAAACTGCTAAACACGTTAATTTTGATAAGTATGCTGAGTTTGTGGATGCCGTAACTTCTGATGCATCTAAAGACTTTCTTGCTTTGTCTGACCGACTGGTTGCTCTTGATGAGAAAGGTGCTAATATTGAACGACTTCTGACCGCTGCTGTTGGTATCAATGCTGAAGGTGGTGAGTTTATGGAAATCGTCAAAAAGATGGTGTTCCAAGGCAAACCTTATAATGAAGACAACCGTGAGCATCTGATTATTGAGTTGGGTGATATTATGTGGTATGTTGCACAAGCATGTATGGCACTTGATGTGACACTCGATGATGTGGTTGCTCGTAATGTCCAAAAACTTCTGAAGCGTTATCCTGAAGGTGCTTTTGATGTTTACTTCTCTGAAAACCGTGCTTCTGATGACCGATGACTAAAGAAAAACAAGTAACAGTTAAAATGGATGTTCGAACTGCTGCTACTGTTCGACAAATTCTTTTTGAATCTCAAAAAGGATATACATATGATGAGACGAGTGTTCCTCCTCGAATTTCTAATATTCGTGCAGTGATTCTTGACCTTGATGAAAAAATTAGTTCAATTGTAGAATAATGGATTTACTTATGAGTGTCTGGGAGAAGGAACTCTTTCTCCCTTACATCATCGGCATTATGATTGTCGGTGGTCTAGTCAAACAATACGGTGTGCTGAATGAAGTCTTCGTAGCACTTCGTAAAACATTCAAGTCAAATCGTCTAGTAGTTGCTGCTACTGCTCTTGCTGGTGGTGTTCTACCCATTGAAGGGCGAGTCGTTATGTCGGCTCCCCTTCTGGATTCCATCGCCTCAGACAAAGCACAATCTCGTTCCAAGTTTGGTATTGTAGATTATCTTTCTACGCACCACTATTACTGGTGGTCGCCACTTGAGAAGACTGTTGTGCTTCCGATGGCAGCATTAGGTCTATCCTATCCTCAAATGCTAGGATATACTGCTGTGCCCCTCATCATCACCCTTGCTTTTGCTGGTGCATTTATCTTTGCCTATGTGAAAGAAACTGATGTTGAAATTGTATCTGAGACACGCACATTCAGTTGGAATCGTCTGCTGAAAGGTTGGGCACCTATCGTTGCTACAATGTGGTTTCTGGTCTGTTATGGCGACCCTGATATGCCCTACCTCTTTTCTTTGTGGTTTGGTGGTCTTGCTGCTTACTATTCTTACATCTGTAATGATTGGAAGTGGGGTCGTTATATCAACTGGAAGTTTGCTGGATTTGCTGCTCTTGTTCTTGCTCTTGCAGCAGTCATGGGTGAAATCAAAGAACCTGTAATGGAGTATCTTAAAGTTACTTCGCAGCAAGGCGCAGCGGCACTGTATACTGTATCTGTTGTAGGATTCTTGGCATCCTTTGCGATGGGTTCATCCAGTAAATATGCGGGTATCGTTGCTATTCTTGCAAAAGCATTTGGTCCTGGATACTTGACATGGTTTCTGTGTGTGGAGTATGCTGGTTACATCATCTCTCCAATGCACAAGTGCCTGCTGATTGGTCAACAATATTTTGGTACTCCTATTAAGACTTATTATAAAGTTCTTGGTTGGTTGATTGTTGCATTGATTGGGTGGGGAGCATTAACACTAGCATTTTAATGTTCTTTGTAATAGGTATCTTTTTTCTAATTATTGTGGATGATTATCTTTTAATGGCAATTGTTATGGGATTAATTATTTGGGACATTAGAAAAAAGAACCTAAAAATTAGGGGGAATTAGTTAAACGGTATAACGGGTGCTTTGCAAGCACTTATTAGGAGTTCGATTCTCCTATTCTCCATTTGCTATTTGCGAATAGCGAATATTGCCCGTGTACTCCAACGGTAGAGAGGGTGGACTTAGAATCCATACAGTGGAAGTTCGAATCTTCTCACGGGCACTAAATATTTAAAAAGTTCTATGGCAATAAGAAATCTACCAAATAGGGGATACATATTTGAAGCTGTTTGGGCAGCTGCTGTTGCTGCTAGATTTTATAAAAGATTTGGTGATATAAAAAAACTTCAGTCTAGTAGATTTGCAAAAGGACTTACGGGTGATTATATTGGAAGACTTCCACCTGTATTATATAGAGATGTGGTTGCTATACTTCAACAGATGTTTTCCACATCATCACATTCTCTGGCAACAAGAACTCAAAATGATGTTAAGTGGAATGTAGACATTCGGGATTATTTGAACGTTCGAATTAGTGTTCCCGCAGATGTTGATAGATTGTTGATGCAATATGCCAGAAATCGTAATTTTGCAGAAATATCAGATTTTATTCGTTCTGCAGCAGTAATTGTCAATGGACACTCCACATTAAATTCTAAAGTCAGGGCAGTTGCATTCAACGGATATACTGATACTATAAACGTCACTGCAGATGGTTTACTTGGGCAAAGAGATGTAAAAGCAGATGTGTCAGTTACAATTTCAACCCAAGATCCAAACATACAAGATATTCGTCCTTTTGCAGTTTCTTGTAAAGTTCCTGGTGGAGAACAGTTTGCCCAAGTTAGTGGATATGAGTGGCAAAAATTTGAGGATTTATTTGGACAAATTGGTATTGCTATACCTCCAAACGTACATCAACAATGGTTAGAATCGATGCAAGAATATCTAACAGAAGGGGTATTTACTAAAAAGTATGCAACACGACAAGCGATTAAGGCAACAAGAATTCCTCAAAATACTAAACTTGCAGCTAAAAGAGTATATCGTAGTGCTGCGAATGCTATGAATTCTAATTTTCCGGTTCAGAATTTTGTGGATTATATAATTCGTGGATTTAGTAATGGAGTCGAAACTGAACTAGTAAAATTGACTGGTAGAAAGATGGGTGGTGATTTGGTTATGACTGGAGGAAAAACCCTGAAGATAGACCAACAATTTAGAGACATACTAATGAATTTAAATTATAGTGCTGAATATAAAGATACTGGAGAAGGTGCAAAAATATTAATCAAAGCAGAGGGAATATCAGATTCACTAATGCAGTTTAGGTATAAATGGGAAAATAAAAGTAATAAACCATCTAGTAATACTCCTCAAAAAACATATTCAATGTATCCAAGACATTATTTGGAAGCTTTGGATGGAATGTTTGATATTGATTCAAGAACTCAAAAATTTACTATTTCTCAATCACAATGATAACCGATCAACTTTTTGAACTAATAAAATCATTTGAGTCTCCATCTAAAAACAAGGGTGTAAGATATAAAGATTTTTTGGCGTATATTTACATGACCTTTGATAAAAAAATTTCATTGTGTAGGAGTGATAAGGAAATGAATAAATATAAGAAAATGAGGAATAGTCTCCTCGGATATATTGTTGCAAACGAAAGATCGATAACTACTGAAATCTGTAAGTAATGAAAAATTTTTTCCAATTTTTGTCAGAAGCTTCTGCATCGACTGCAGTTCAACAAGCTCAAAGACTAGGTCTTAAGAGTAATGGGCATGGTGATTGGTATGACAAGACTGGAGAGTTTGTTGCTAAAACAGTCGGTGGTCAACTAAAGTTTTATAATAAGCGTCAAAAAATTGGACAGAAAGATCCAACACAGTCTGAAAAAGAAAAGAATTTATCTCAACCAACACAAGAACCAGCACCGCAACAAGCAGCACCTATTCAACAAGCACCTCCAGAAAATTTTCTTCCCGTAGAAAAAACAAAAGGAACTCTTACTATTGCATTTGGTCGTTTTAATCCACCACATCTTGGGCATCTTCAGTTGATGGATACTGCTGCTGCAGCGGCAGAACAGGAGGGTAGTGATTATATGATTATTCCTTCACGTAGTCAGGACAAGAAAAAGAATCCTCTAGATGCTGATACAAAGGTTTCTTTAATGCGTCAGATGTTTCCTCAACATAGTGAGAGAATTATGAATGATGCAAATACAAAAACTATCTTTGATGTCCTCAAGAAAGCACATAATGATGGATATGCAAATATAAGAATTGTTGGTGGTGCTGATAGAGTTAAAGAATTTGAAAAATTGTCTAACAACTATAATGGAAATCTTTATCAATTTGATAATATTGAAGTAGTTTCTGCTGGAGACCGTGATCCAGATTCAGAAGGAGTTGAAGGTCTTTCTGCATCAAGAATGAGACTTGCGGCTGCTGAGAATGATTTCAAAACATTCCGTTCTGGTATGCCAGCAGAAATGAAACCAAAAGACGCACGTGCTATTTTTAATACAGTTCGTCAGTCGATGGGAATTCAGGATGAAGTTGTTGAGATTTGGAAAATTGCACCAAAACTTGATTGGAGAAATCTCAGAGAAAATTATATTCAAGAAAAAATCTATCAAGTTGGTCAATTGGTTGAAAATTTAAATACTGGATTGATTGGTAAAATCATTCGGAGAGGAACTAATTATTTAATTTGTGTTACAGAAGATAATATTATGTTTAAGTCGTGGATTAAAGATGTAATGGAGTCTTATCAAGAGAAAAAAATGGATAGAAAAATGAGACTTCCTGAAAAACCAAATACATTAGTTGGCACAGTTGGATATTTAAAGTACGTAGCACAACAAACACGTGGTTCAGAACTTGGTAAAGAAAACTTAGCTTTTGGTCAAAAGAGTTTTGGATTGAATTTCATAAATAAGTATAGAAAAAGTAAGTAATTAAAAAGATTCCCAATGAGTAAGAAAATTTTTGAGGAAAAAGGTGGACCTCATCGTGGTCATGCTGCAGGAAACACAGATGTGGAAAAGCAAGCATCTCAACTTGCTTCAGATGTCAAATATAAAGTTAAAAAGGGAATGAGTGGGCAAACTAATTTGAATCCAGCTCAAGTTTCGAAACTCTATCTTGCTCAACTTGCCAAATCTCCTGCACCTCCAGCAGTTAAAGCACTTGCCAAGAAAAAAATTATGGGGGAGGATTATACTTCGGATATTCCGCAATTGGCTGAAGAAACTGTTGTCAATGCAATGATGAAAGTATTTGTCGATGGTGTTGAAAAAAATGAAGAGTATCATGATGAATATCTTCTTCATCTGGAGGGAATTGAAGATAGAAAGTATAAGATTAGAGTTACTGATAAGAAAACTGGTAATACTTATGTGAGGATGGCAACTCGTGCAAAGATTGCAGAACTTCGTGCAAATCCAAATATTTCTTCGGTTGAAATGACTGAATATGGTGAACCTAGTGAGAGCGAAAGGAAAGGTGGTACGCAAACTGCTGCTGCAAAAGCAGGTAAAGATTATGATGATGATGGTAAAATAGAAAGTGGTGCTAAAGAATATCGTGGAGCAGTTCATAATGCTATTCAGCGTCGTAAAGGTGGAACACCAGATGGTAAAGATACTTCAAGTGTGAAAGAAGAGTTTCTTGCAGACGCATCTAAGAGAGAATCTGAAGGTTCTGAAAAAAAAATTGACGTTATGAAAGGGTCAAACAACGTTGTAATAAATCCACCTTTGGGTGAATCTTCTATTATTGAAAAGAAAATGACTAAAAGTGAAGAGGAAGAAGAAAAAAAATTGAAATCAAAATATGATCCATCGGGTACAAAGGAAAGTATGATATCTCAATATGGCAAGAAAAAAGGACCAAAAGTTTATTTTGCATTTTTGCGTAAAAAAGCAATACAGAATGCTGGATATGAACCGCAGGGGAGTGTAATTGAAGAGGGTGATTGTGGATGTGAAAACGATACTGAAGATAAAAAAGATCCTAGATCAATCAAGACGGATGTTGGTAACGTTAAAAATAAATTGAGAGCAATGGGTCTTAAGATGTCTTTTGAACCAGAAGGTGAAATGTCAGAGGCACGTTATTATGGTCGTCGTGGACCCGATAGAAATGCTCTTGGTAGAGCAGATAGAGATGACAGTCCAAGATATCGGAATCTAGGTTCTCCTACACCACGCCAAGAGGCGGAAGAGAAAAAAAGGGCAGATGAAGCTTCTGAACGTGCTGTAGCACAATTGAGAAGAAGAAGAGCAGCTGAAGAAGCTAGAAAAAATAAAGGATAATTGCTAAATACGTCAGGATACTCTTCACACGGAGGACATTATGGGAGCAGTAGTAGCGGTTGTAAAACCAATCCTTTTTCAGATTGCAACTCATCCGGCAGTTAAAAATCTTGTTCTCGACTTACTTAAAAAGTATGTTGATAGTACAGATAATAGTGTTGATAACGTTGTTTATGAATTGGTTAAAGAAAAACTCTTTACACCACAAGCATGATTACCTGCTTTGTAACTAATTGGGGAGTAACCATTTTTCTTGGATTATTGTTAACCGCTTCTGAGTGGTTGGCAAAAACAAAAAAATTTGAGGAAAATGGTTTACTCGACTTAATTACTAATTTTTTAAAAATAATCTTAAGAAAGGAGACTAAAAAATAAAAGTCTCCTTTTTTTATAAATATGAATAGAAAAAGAATTTATAGGTAAAAAACATGTCTCTTTGGGGCAATAAAGACTCGGTTTATTCTACTGGCACAGTTGCTGTCAATCTTACTACCAACACTGTAACTGGAACTGCTGGTGTTGTTACTTTTACTAATGCTGGAATTAATACTGGCAATGTAATCACTGTTGGTGCTGGAGCCACATATGGTTATGCAGTTATTACTGGATTTACCTCGACGACTATTTCAATAGCTAGCACTTCATATTTTGTTTCTGGATTAACTACCGTCCCTGCTGGTACTTCTTATAACATTTCAGAGCAACCAATTTCGACACTGGGAAATTCTGTATATAGAGCTCCTGAATCTAAGACCACTGGATTTTCGACAAGTCCAGTATTCACTGGAATTTTTGGTGTAGATCAACTTGAAGTTGCTGCCGCTGCTGTTACCACTGTTGGTGGTAAAAGTGCAGCATATGCAGTTGCACACTCTGGTTGGGTTGGTGTTACTACATATATTGATACTCACGGAAACCTCAGAGTTAAATCTGAAGTTCTTGTTGCTGGTGGAATTTCCACTACATCAGATGCAAATGATGATGCAAGATTTCCAGACAGCTGATGATATAATATGAGATTTGATGAATTGAATGAGAGCAACTATTTGCTTTTTGCTATAAAATTCTATGATAATCCTCAGGCTGTGACAAAGGAAGATTTTGAGGATGATTTAAAAAGAATAAAATATATAAAAAGGTTATTAAAAAGATATAAAAACACTGGTGAATTGAAAGAACATCTTGTTTTAAATCATTTAATAGTGTTGTTTAATGTCTTTAATGATGCTGCAGTTCCTTTACTTTTTTACAACATTGAAAAAGATCTTTGGCCAACTTTAAAAAGTTTTTTAATATTTTTAAATAGACTTCATGAATATCCAAAATCGGATATACATTATGTAAAAGAAGATATATCTTGCTTAAACAAATTAAACTCAATTTAGTATGAATATAGAAAAAATAATCAATATAATTCGACATATAAAAGAAGAATCTTCTATTGCTAATGTTGTCGGTGATGGTTCAAAAGTTTCATTACCACCAACACATGAACCTGGAGTTAAAAAAACTTGGAATTATGCAAAGGGTGGAAAAAATTCTCGTAAGTGGTGGTTACAATCTTTAAACGGAAAGTAAAATGTTCTCACAAGAATCTAAATTAGCGGTTCTTGAATCTAAACTCGGTATTTATGAAGAACTATCCCGCGAAATGCTTTCTAAATTAGAGGCAGCCGTAGATAAAATTTCAGAAGGAAATTCAAGAATTGCTACGATTCTTGCAAAACATGACGAAAGAATTGAACAAAGTATTAAGACCGATGAACTTCTTGTTAAGATGATTGAGGATTTGAAAAAAGAAAATAAAGAAGATCATATTACAGTTGTAAAAAGAATCGAAACACTAGAAAAAGTAGTCGAAGATCTTAAAAAGTTTAGATGGCAATTTGGAGCAATACTTGCTGCTGTTTTAATTGGTGTTAATCTTGTACCAGTGGTTAGAAGCTTCTTGACTCCTGCACCTGCCCCTGCTACAATAGAAAGAACGAAGTAATATCTCCTTCATAATGGATTTTGTTGACTCCAAGTACATTGGACTCGTTTCATCACGCTTGCAAAAATTTAAGAGGGTCAAGTCGGATCTCTACAACTTCCGCTGCCCTATCTGTGGAGACTCCCAGAAGAACAAGAATAAGACGAGGGGATATCTATATCCTGTAAAGAACAATACTAACTTCAAGTGCCACAACTGTGGTGTGAGTATGTCGTTCAATAACTTTCTCAAAGAGATTGATACCGTATTGTATAAACAATACACAATGGAGAAGTTTAAGGAGGGACACACTGGTAAAAACTTTGTAGTGGATAAACCAAAACTTGAATTTACCAAACCAATTTTTAAAAAGAAACTGGATTTGCCTAAGGCATCAGAGAATCCTGTTGCTAGGGAATATCTGGAAAAAAGGCAACTTAATCCTGAAAAGTTTTATTTTGCTCACAAATTCAAAGAGTGGACTAATACTCAAAAAGTTACGTTCGACACTATCGGTAGGGATGAGAGTCGCATTATTATACCAATGTACGATGCTGATAGTAACTTGATTGGTTTTCAGGGAAGAGCACTAGGACCGAACCCTGTTAAATATATTACCGTGATGCTTTCTGATGATGCCCCGAAGATTTATGGACTCGACCAAGTTGATTCTTCAAAACCCATTTACATTGTTGAAGGACCCTTCGATTCCACGTTTGTACAAAATGCTGTTGCTATGTGTGGGTCCGACGTTGATATTGGGTCGTTTGGTTGGGGCAATTATATTTACGTTTTTGATAACGAACCTCGCAATCGAGAAATCGTCAACCGAATATCAAAAACCATCAACAGAGGCGAAAAGGTGATTATTTGGCCAACATCCATTGAGCAAAAAGATATCAATGATATGGTGCTCACTGGACTTAATGTTATGGATGTGTTAAAATCAAATACCTACTCAGGTTTAGAAGCAAAAATTAAGTTTAACAACTGGAAGAAAATATGAGCAACGGAACGAAAGTCGTTAAGAGAAATGGTAAAACTGAACCCCTTGATCTAAATAAACTCCACATTATGGTGGAAGAGGCATGTAAGGACCTCGCAAATGTATCTGCATCACAGGTTGAGATGCAGTCTGGTATTCAATTTTATGATGGCATCACAACTGCAGAGATTCAGGAGATTCTGATTCGTTCTGCTTCTGACCTGATTGACCTGGAACATCCCAACTATCAGTTTGTTGCTGCTCGTCTACTATTGTTTGCCCTCCGTAAGCAATTGTTTGGAAGAATGCATGAGTGCCCCACAGTAAAACATCATGTAGAGCGTTGTGTTGGTAGAGGTGTTTATGACCCCGAGATTCTGTCACTGTACTCGGATGAGGAGTTTGAAAAACTTCAGTCGTTCATTGATCATAGTCGTGACTATCTGTTTACTTATGCAGGTCTACGTCAGGTCGTTGATAAGTACCTCGTGCAGGATAGAAGCACTGGGGCACTTTATGAGACTCCACAGTTTATGTACCTTTTGATTGCCGCAACAATCTTCTCAAAGTATCCTAAAGAAACCCGTCTAGATTACGTTAAGAGGTATTATGACGCAATCAGCAAGCACAAAATCAACATTCCAACCCCCATCATGGCGGGAGTGCGAACGCCACTTAGACAATACGCTAGTTGTGTTCTGGTTGATGTTGATGACACCCTCGATAGTATCTTTACTAGCGATATGGCTATTGGCAGATATGTTGCACAAAGGGCGGGAATCGGTATCAACGCAGGTCGAATCCGTGGTATCAACAGTAAAATTAGAGGTGGTGAAGTCCAGCACACTGGCGTTGTACCATTTCTCAAAAAATTTGAAGCGACTGTCCGTTGCTGTACGCAAAATGGCATACGAGGAGGAAGCGCGACGGTCCACTTCCCAATCTGGCACCAAGAAATCGAAGACATCCTAGTACTAAAAAATAATAAAGGAACCGAAGATAACCGTGTTCGTAAGTTAGACTACAGTATCCAAATCTCTAAACTTTTCTATGAACGATTTATCCGCAGCGAAGACATCTCACTCTTCTCTCCACACGACGTTCCTGGTTTGTATGATGCTTTTGGTACTGATGGATTTGATGAGTTATACCATGTTTATGAACGAGATGAGTCTATTCCAAGAAAAACTATCGCAGCTCAAGAACTATTTCTCTCACTCTTGAAAGAACGTGCAGAAACTGGTCGTATTTACATTATGAATATTGACCACTGCAACTCCCACTCATCTTTCATCGATAAAGTTGAGATGAGTAATCTGTGCCAGGAAATCACTCTCCCAACAAAACCACTTCAACATATTGATGATACTGATGGTGAAATTGCTCTTTGCATTCTTTCTGCTATTAATGTTGGTAAAATTAAGAGTAATGAAGATCTTGAAATTCTTTGCGATCTTGCTGTTAGGAGTCTCGATGAACTCATTGATTTTCAGGGATACCCCGTCAAAGCAGCAGAAATCGCCACAAGAGCACGTCGTTCACTTGGGGTAGGTTTTATTGGTCTTGCCCATTATCTTGCCAAGCACGGTGAACATTATGATGATCCTGGTGCTTGGAAACTAGTTCATGATTTAACTGAGGCATTTCAGTATTATCTCATTCAATCAACAGTCAATCTTGCAAAAGAAAAAGGTGCTTGTGAATATTCACATCGCACCAAGTATGGGCAAGGTATTCTTCCGATTGATACATACAAGAAGGATGTGGATGAAATCGTTCCAAACGAACTGAACTATGATTGGGATAGTCTTAGGGAGCAGGTTAAGCAATACGGTGTACGGAACTCAACTTTGTCCGCACAGATGCCATCGGAGAGCAGTTCCGTTGTGTCAAACGCAACCAACGGAATCGAACCTCCTCGCGGATACTTGTCCATTAAGAAGTCGAAAAAAGGTCCACTTAAGCAAATTGTTCCACAGTATCAGACACTTAAGAACAATTATACGCTTCTTTGGGATATGCCTAGCAATCGCGGGTATATTCATATTGTTGCTGTTATGCAAAAATTCTTCGATCAAGCGATTTCTGGAAACTGGTCGTATAATCCAGAAAATTATGCCGATAATGAAGTTCCTACTTCAGTAATGGCACAAGACCTTTTGACTACATATAAGTACGGCTGGAAAACCAGCTACTATCAGAACACACACGATATGAAGAATGATGAGGTTGAAGAAACTCGTCAAACGTTAGAAAATTTAATGTCCGAAATTCTAGAATCAGAGGAGGAAGATTGTGAGTCTTGTAAGATTTAAAACGGGTTTGGAGGATAAACCAATGGTCGAATCAATGACCGTGTTTAATTCTCAAGAAGTAGACACCAAAAAGCAACCAATGTTTTTTGGACAACCACTAGGAATACAGAGATATGATTCTTACAAGTATCCAATTTTCGATAAACTAACAACTCAACAACTAGGTTACTTTTGGAGACCTGAAGAGGTCTCGCTCCAAAAAGATAGGGGAGATTATCAATCTCTCCGTCCAGAACAAAAGCACATTTTTACCAGCAACCTGAAGTATCAGGTAATGTTGGACTCAGTTCAGGGTCGTGGACCTGGTATGGCGTTCGCGCCTTACTGTTCACTTCCAGAACTGGAAGCTTGTATGAAGGTATGGGAGTTTATGGAGATGATCCATTCTCGTTCATATACTTATATTATTAAAAATGTTTATTCAGATCCATCTGAAGTTTTTGATACCATTCTAAAAGAGGATCGTATTATGGAACGTGCCGTCAGTGTGACTGAGGCATATAATGACTTTATTAATAGTGCTCAGCATTATGGTTCTACTAATGACTGGATTCATGCATTAGAACAAGTTCCATCGGCACTGGAGGGAAGGTATGAACTCAAACGTAAACTGTTCCGAGCAGTTGCAAACGTTAATATTCTTGAAGGTATTCGCTTTTATGTCAGCTTCGCTTGTAGTTTTGCTTTTGGCGAACTCAAGCTTATGGAAGGAAGTGCAAAAATCATCTCACTAATTGCCCGTGACGAAAACCAGCACTTGGTTATTACTCAGAACATTTTGAATAAATGGAAGGAAGGTGATGACCCTGAGATGGCACGTATTGCCAAAGAAGAGGAACAATGGTTTTATAAGACCTTTGAGAATGCTGTAAACCAGGAAAAACTTTGGGCAGAGTACCTGTTCAAAGATGGTTCGATGATTGGTCTAAATGACAAACTGTTACAGCAGTATGTTGAATGGATTGCTAACCGTAGAATGAAGGCAATCGGACTCAAACCACTTTATGACATTCCAGCAAAGAATAATCCACTTCCTTGGACTGAGCACTGGATTTCTTCAAAGGGACTTCAAGTTGCTCCACAAGAAACAGAAGTTGAGTCATACATAGTAGGTGGGATTAAACAAGATGTTACCAAAGATACTTTCTCAGGATTCCAATTATGATGAATGGTGTGAACAGGAAATCCTGAACGCATACAAAGAAGCAGCAGAATGTGATGAATACTTATTTGGTGATTATGACTATTCTAAGGAATGGTTAGGTAAATGCAATGATGATGTAAAGTGAGGGTCTTCGGACCCTCTTTTTTTATAAATATTTCTAGAAATTTTTATAAGTATAAAAATGTTACCATCTGATGTTAGAAGTTTGTACGAATCATATCAATCAATTTATCAACAAAAGGAAGAAGATGAAATTTCTTCTGAAATGATTGAGGAAATTGTAGAAGAACTTGTCGAAGAGTGTTTAGAACTTGGATACACTCTTGAAGAATCAACTGAAGTTGTTCAAGAAGCAGCAGAACTTTATTTTGATATTCAAGAACTTGAAGAGGCAAAAGTAACTTACGGTAGTGATACTGAGAGTCCAGAAGAAAGAACTGCCCGAGCAAAAGAAAGACTTGCTAGTAGAAAATCAGAAGCACGTAAGGCAGCGGTAAAAGGCGCTGTAAAGCGTGTTGGAGAAAAATTAGGAGGTGCTAGAGCAGCTGCTGGTATTGCAGGTTCAATCGCCAAAGACGAGGCAAGAAGGGCAGGACGCAGAGCACAGCACGAAGTTGGTAAAGCTGCTAGTGCTGTTGGGAGCGCCGTTACAGGGGCAGCAAAGGCAGCCTACGGTGCTGCAAAGGAGAAGAAGGATGAAGTTAAAAGAGGTGTTAAGAGCCTGATTGGAAGAGGACTACGCAAAGTATCAGGCGCTGCTGGTGTAGTTGCTCAGAAGGCACGTAAGGCAGGTGCTGCCGCTGGTAAAGCTGCTGAGAGGCTTGGTGAAGAAACTATCAGCGAAGATCCAGTCCAAGATTATAGAGATATGCAGAGAGCGAAACAAAATGCTTCTGGGGTGAGAGGACCAGAATTAAGTCATTCATCCAAATTAGGTGGATCTGCAGCACAAAAACCACAACCAAGAAGTAGGGAGTTTTCTCATGGAGGAGGATCTCGTCCTCTTAAATCGGTTGTAAAGGGTGGTCTTACAATGTCTTATGAACCAGAAGGTGACGTTGTTGATGAAAATATTCAGGCAGTGGTAAAAACTGGTTTAGATAAAGCTTCTAATTTTATGAAAACCAACCCCGTTGGTAAAGCGGCATCAGCAGTTCTTGCACCTGTGGGACCTGGAAGAAAAACTCCAACTGCAACAAGTGGTGGATATAGAAAAGAGCAATTCGACACAATTGATGAAAATGTTGGTGGATCTGTAAAACTGAAACCAGGTTCTGGACTAGGTGGTGCAACTCCTGTTTATCCAAAAGGGCAAGAACCAAAGGCAACTGGTGCTAAATTACCAAGTCTTCAAAATGCACATTATGAACCAGAAGACATTTATGATCTGGTAATGGAGTATTTGTTAGATAATGGTCATGCAGAGAGTATTTCCGAAGCTCATTATATTATGACACAAATGGACGTTGAGATGATTACTGATATTGTTGAAGAAACTCTTGATGAAGCTCGTAAAGCAACTAAACTAGGATATGAAAAGGGAACTGCTGCTAATCCTACAAATAGAAATATTCCAACAGGTGATGCATCACAAAGAACAAGACTTCATTCAAGACTGAAGAGTCGTGCTGATCAAATGGGAAGAGAAAGAAGAAATTCTCCAGAACATAAGGCTGGTGCTAGACCTCCACTAAAAAAGAAAGAAAAAGCATTCTTAAAAGCATCTGATAGAACTGCCCAGCATATTGCACGTCCAAATGTTCCAGATACTGGAAGTCATGCAGAATGGCCAAGTCAAAGAAGAGCACAAAGAGATCCTAAACAGAATCCAAAGCATAACGCAAACAAATAATACCAAGGAGGGGAAACCCTCCTTTTTTAATATCTTGTAACAGGTCTTTTAACAAATATTTCACCTTCAATAATTCTAGTTGTTATTCCATCCTTATATAAAACAATATCATAAAGATATTTTCCTGGATTTAATTGTGCTGTCTCATTAGCATTCATTAATATTTTAATTTTTCCGGAGAAAACATCAATTATAGAACAATTAAATGATTTTGATGTCAAAGACAATGGATTTTTTTTTATTTTTGAAATAATGGTATATCCATTTAAATACATTAAACCTCCATTATCTTCCAAGACAAAAACTTGATCGAAATCTGTTCCGATATAAATTGTTAGATTAGTTGTATATACTGCCATTTTACTAAGATTAAGAACTAATACCTGCTCTGACTAATACGCTTCCTTCAACAACTATACTTTTATAATTTGTTGGTGAAAGAAGCAGTACATCATATACATACCTACCTTCTTTAATTGATGAAGTTATTGTTGAACCTAAAGATAATGATATTAATCCTTCAGACGCACTAGTTATTCCTACTTGAAATTCCGCAGTTTTTATTGATGAATCTACATGCTTTCTTATCATTGAAGAAACTGCATATCCCGTCAAATTTATAATTTCTGAAGAATTTGAATTTAAAATAGTTAATGATTGTGAAAATGTTTCTCCAGAATTAATAACAATATTATTTGCATAAACTGCCATTATTATATCTCTTTATTAAATATTTATCAAGAGCTTGACTTAATTTGAAAATTTAAGTAGAATCGCTTTGCTAGCGTTGAAGATAAATAGTAGCTCATAAAGACTTATAATATGAGTTATGAAAACCCTTGGAGATTCAATGGGGAAGTTTTTGAGTCTTCTGACATTCAAGATAATTTTGGTTTTGTATATCATATACACTGTAATCAAACTGGTCGTAGTTATATTGGTAGAAAGTATTTCTGGTCTTTCCGCACACCAAGAGGAAAATCTAGAAAAGTTAAGTCAGAGTCCGATTGGAAAACATATTACGGCTCCTGTCCTGAACTCAAAGTCGATGTTAACCTTTGGGGGAAGGAAAGATTTACTAGAACAATCCTCAGTCTCCATAAAACAAAAGGACAGTGCAATTACGAAGAAACCAAACAGCTTTTCCTAAATAATGTGTTGATTGAGTCTCTTGACGATGGAACGCCGGCGTACTACAATAGCAATATTCTAGGACGCTATATGCGAAAAGATTATGGTAACTTTGGAACAGACTCTTCGCCAAACACATGATTGGGCAGTTGACCGCATTCATACTCTCTGTGAAAGGAATATTGAAGATGCCCATGCGATTCAATCTGAATTTAGTGAATGGTTGAATCCGAATATTCCTGATCATGATATTTTCTCATTAGAGTTCATAGGAGAGGGAGATGACACTAGACCTTCATAACTTTTTTAAATTTTACGACGAAAAGAATTCAAATCATGTTGCAGCAGTTCAATGGTTAGAAGATAACCTTCCTGCTCAATTTCTTGATGATTCAGAGACTGACTGGATTGGTATTTACAGAACAAAACCACCAACTCCAGCAGTTCTTGCAGTTCCATATTTCAATCAAGTAGACAATTACAGAGATGCACATAGAACTTGTAACAGTTCGTCATGTGCTATGTGTCTTGCGTTCCTCAAGCCAGGAAGCATTAAAGGTGATGACGAATACGTCAAGAAAGTATTTGCGATTGGTGATACGACTGACCATGCCGTACAGACGAAGGTTCTGGCAGGTTATGGTATTAAGTCACACTTTAGTTACAATTTATCTTTTGCTGATATCGATAAAAGTTTGGACGCTGGGAAGCCCGTTGTTATTGGCATACTCCATAGGGGTTCTCTTTCTGCACCTACTGGTGGGCACATGTGTGTTGTAATTGGTAAAACACCGGACGGAAAGGGATACTATGTTAATGATCCATATGGTTCATTGAATGATAATTATACTGGTCCTGTGACTAACGGTAAGAAAACAATCTATACCAAAGCAGTTCTCAAGCACCGTTGGTGCCCAGGAGGCAACGATGGATGGGGAAGAATTTTCGATTAATTTTAAAAGAAAGATCTTACAAAGAATTAAAGATCTTTCAAATCATGGTAGACATGTGGAAGCACAACAACTTTACTTAAAATATTTCGGAGGCAACAATGGCAAGAGTTGATTTACACAATTTCTTTCAATTCTATGATGAAAAGAATCCAAACCACGTCAAAGCAGTGCAATGGTTGGAAGATAATCTTCCAGTCAAGTTTCTAGAGGATAATGTAGATTGGGCAGAGATTTATCGTGGAAAAAAGACTAGTGCTGCAGTAGAATCTACTCCATCTGCTGCAGCTTCTGTAACAGGTGGTGATGACGTTCCACAAATGGGAATCAAATTGATTAAAGAGTTTGAAGGATGCCATCTAAAGGCATACCCTGACCCTCTGACTGGTGGACTTCCTATTACTATTGGTTGGGGTTCAACTCGTAAAAAAGATGGATCACACTTTAAACTTGGTGATACTTTAACTCAGCAAGAAGCAGATTCACTTCTTATTGAACAATGTAAGAATGAATTTCTTCCTGCATTGCGTAAAATCCCACATTGGAGTGAAATGTCAGATGGAAAAAGAGGCGCTCTGCTCAGCTTTGCTTATAATCTTGGTGCCGGTTTTTACGGTGGTGATAACTTTAATACTATTACTAAACGCCTGAAGAATAAAGAGTGGGATTTAGTTCCCGATGCGCTTTATCTCTACAGAAATCCTGGTTCTAATGTAGAAGCAGGTCTTGCTCGTAGAAGAAAAGCGGAAGGTGAAGCTTGGAAAAAAGGTTAACCTCACACTAAAGTAAAATGACTAACAAGAAAAACGAAAATGCTATGGGACAATTAATTCGTATATGTATTTTGGGTTGGTCTGCTGCTCTCCTTACTGCTAGTTATTCTGGTGCTCTATCTAAGATGGACCCAACTTTCATTGCAACAGTCTTCACCGCATCTGCTGCCACATTTGGTATTAACACCATGAAAAAGGGTGGTGATGAAGAAGATGAAAAGAAAGAAGAACCACGTAGAGAAGTGGTAGTAGAACCTACTCCAGAACCAGCAGCACCAGAAGTTGTTGTTGATGAACCAACTCTTGAAGAAAGAGTTGAAGTACTAGAAGGACAAGTTCAACCTCGCACAGGAGCCTAATGGCAAAATCCGCAAATAAGGGAAAAAAAGGTGGAGCAGGTTCTGCCAATAATAAAAAGCAGAACTCTGGTAATGCTAATGCCAAAAAAGCAAAAAATGGTGGCAAGAAAAAGTGATAGAACTTTTAATAGTTCTTTTGATTGGTAATCTTGTAACTGATATCAACTTTTTAAGTATTAACTGCAATTCAAATTATGTTGGTGACAATACTGATGGTGATTCTGGAATAATCTATCTGTGTAAAAATGCCAAGAGAATGGAACACTCCAAAGAGGGAGTGTTGGAACGCCCCGATACATCAAATATTGAAAGCTATAGATAATCACACCCGTCTTCACATGGAGACGGGTGATATTTGGCATGAAGAACAGGCCCAGATATTGAGAAAGTATGTAAAAGACTTGAAAGTCTGGATTCACAAAGAAGAAGGTTGGTGGAACGAATGAAAAAGTTATTCACCTCATTTGGTTTAATTTTATCATTATCATTTCCTGCAATAGCATCATCTTTAGCACCAAAACAACCAACGGTTAGACCTTACAGTGCAGAGGCAATGGGTTGTATGATTCTTTTGGAATGTACTGAAGGTGTAGAGAAACTTACAGTAGATTCTGAACTATTAAAACATTCAGACTTTGATCCGTTTAGAGAAGAATTAAAAAGAATTATTACTGCTCTTAATGGTGTAAATGTACCAGTGTATGTTGCACCAGAAAGATATTTTACTCCAAGAACAGTAGGATTATATAAACCAAACTACAATCGTTTCTTCGTGAATGAAACTCTTCTTAGAGATCCAAGAGAGTTTCTGGGAACAATGAGGCATGAAGGTTGGCACGTTGTTCAGGATTGTATGGGTGGTGGATTACAAACATCCTTTATGGCACAAGTACATCAAGATAGTGAAATTCCTGCTTGGGTTATGAAGAATACTCGATTAACTTATGAGTCTATGATGCAAAGTCGTGCTATTCCTTGGGAAGCAGATGCTAACTGGGCAGAAGAACAATCAAATGTGACTGCTGAAAAGTTGGAGATGTGTTCGAAGGGTCCTCTATGGGAACAAATTCGTCCTACACCAATGACTATGGATTGGTTGATTGGTTGTGGATGGATGAAACCACAAGAAGGTAAGTATCCTTATTATCCAAATAAAAAAGTAGAATATTGTACGGAAGGTAAGTATTGATGAACTTTCCCTGGGGAGTTGTTATAATTTTATCTTGTGGTCTTGCTTTTACAGCATATTGCATTTACTACATATTAAATCTAGCACATAAGGAGATGAATGATGAAGCATTTAAGTCTGATACTATCAATCACAAGTCTAACCATTAGTGGAGCACTTTGTTATGGTGCTTATGTAACATATAAAAAAGCAGAAGCAATTCTAAACAATCCAGAAC